GCCTTCTGCTGCTACTTGTGGAACGGGCGGATCTGCATGTGTTTGCTTTGTGCCGCCAACACGTTCTCTATTTCGTGACAATATACACCTCTCAAATTATTGTTTGTCTTGTTTATACACCGAAGAATTCGGTTCCACCGCCAGCAACTGCTGCAGAAGCATTCGCTGTTTCGACGCGGGCCCAATCATATTTAAGTGTAACGCTCAACTCAGTCAACTCATCTTCGCCATAGGAAAGATCGCCGAACTTAAGATCTGTAATGAAAGCGTTCCACAGTGTCCAAGTTTCAAGCGGCTTGCCATCGGAATCAATCTGTGTAATGTAGACTGTTCCGAGTGCGCCGGCGGCTTTAGCTTTAGACATGGTGCCCATTTGTTCTGCGGTAGCATCAGTAGGTGGTGCATATCCAGATTGTACCACAATGTCAGAAAGAGTTGCAGTCATATCTGGGTTTACTGGGTCAACAAGCGTAATTGCTGTCTCGTTCCAAGTAACAGAACCAGGATACTGGAAGGTATGGTTTAGATACTTGTGTTCTGCAGTGCTAATGCTGAAGGAAGGCTTCTGAACCGACTTTGCATACCAAAGCGTGGCTCCGTTCCCCATAGGATCCTGAATTCCCGTGAATTCTACTGTAAATCTAAAAGATCTTTTTGGATCTTTCAGTGAAGTGTCTTCTCCAAAGTTTGTTGACCAGAATGGCATTTTAAGTAATCTCCCTTAATATTGTAACTAGTTGGTTCATAATTTATTAATCGTCAAAAGACGCTCCAGTTGATGCGATAACAAAGTCGATCGCGATGAACTCGATGGCACGTGCTGGCTTGACCATAATCTTCGCATACATGATGTTCTGATCAATCAAGTCAGGTGTGGTGGTGGTCTCGTCAAGAATCAACTTGTAGTCAGTGATACCAAAGGTAACCTTGACGTTTGCGAGGAATGGCTCGACTAACGAGCGGAACCTGTTCCAAGTGGCCTGTACGTTCTGCTCGAAGAGAATCTTGGACGAGATGATGGAGATTTGCTTCTTCAAGTAAATCACCAAGCGGCGTACATTGATTCTGTCCAGTGCAGACTGGCGCTCTTGTAGGGTCTTCTGACCGAAGACTACGATTCCGGTGGAGGGGAAGGACGCGATCGGATTGATTCGTGCTTCGTAGAGAGTGTCGCGTTCTTTCGAAGTTAATCGCTGAGTCACATTCAGAATTGGAATTCCTGCTGCGCCCTCGGTAAGTCCGCCGCGGTTAAAGCCTGCGGGAGCGAACCAAAGTTGCGACTTCTTCTGTGAGCTAGCAAGAACGCCCATCATGGCGACAGTTGGCGGAATCCAAAGAAGCTTTCCGCTGCTCTCGTCGCGGGTCTGAACCCATGGGTAGAAAGTGGCGCCGTAGCTTGTGTCAATCTTGCGATCTCGTAAAGATATAGCTGCTTGATTTGGAGTCGAAGCAAGGCGATCTGCCTTGTTGGCTTTATAAATCTCGTGAGTTGGCAAATATACATTCGCTAAGTCAATGAGAGCCAGAGCATCGCCGCGGGCGGCGCAGATGTCCATCGCTTTCTCGGTTAATTGGTTGTTTGTAAGTCCGGGTGCACAGAGCATGTTCATATCTACTGCTTCGGGGTCTGCAACGGTGTCCATTGCACGAGCCCAAGTGTGGAAAATGTAATCATTGAGTTCCGTAGACGATCCGGGTGTCATTCCCTTATTATAGGCTGGATCTGGTTTCGTAATGTCCCAGCCATCGAATGCACCCCAAATTGGCACAGTAAACTTGTTGTATCCAGCATCCAGAATAGCCTTCCAACTACCAGTTGTGTAGGATTGCTCCCTAGTGCGAGAGCCGGAAGCGTAATAGTACACGCCGGTAGACCCAGATATAATTTCGTCCAAGGAGAAAACATATCCCCAACCGTTATATCCACGATCACCAATTTGGGCCGCTGTGGCGGCTGCAGTTGGATCATCTGGCCAGTTTTTGGACCACATTCTGTGCATTTCACCAATCCCAGGGGTTGAGATGGTACTATCTGTTCCGCGAGATGTTTGCATACCGAAGTAAGCGTTTCTCGGGTCAGTAAGCCCACCTGCAGAAGCTGAATGTCTAAGGCGCGTCTTCGGGAATTCCATTTTGAGAGCAAAGTAATCGAGAGCACCACTACCTATACACATTCCATGCCTTGGACTACGTCCGCCGCCGTGGTCGAAGGCGGCGCCGCCCTGGCGCCAAGAGCCTGTGTTCGGTACCGAGAAGCCCGGATTGTCGTATCCAGCGGCACCATCGCCGAGAGTTCCCGAACCAGCGAATGTCACGTAGGTTCCAGACACACTATTGACACTATCGCTAGTGCCGTGGCCATAGGTACCGCCGGGACCGGTATTCAGCCCCAGGCGCCGGCATGTGGCGCCGGAGACATCCAGAAGTTTTGGAGGACCAAAGTAACCGAAAGGAAGTGTAACTGCATCAATTGCGCCGGCTTCGACGTCGGCGTTCATTTGAATGTATACAAACTTGGAATTGTTGTCGTATTCGCCATAGCGACGGAGTCTCTTCTCCTTGGCATCCCACTTAACATACGTATCGCCGATCTTTCGGGCGACAAAATTGGGGCTAGCTGGATTGAGAGTGCACTCGTCATAACGCTCAATGATAACGACGTCATTATCTGAGTCGTTCATATCGCGAAGGATGACTGAGAAGGTTCCATAATCGCTGGTAGAATTGTTAGATTGGCGAACATTGCTAATTGAAATCTTAACATTGTCCATAAGCCATTCGCCATGGCCGCGGCCAACGAGGCGGAAAAGCTTTTGTTTGCCGGGTCCATAATAGTCTTCTGCGGCTCCTAGATCCTGTCCAATGATCCAACTTGTGCGTCCTTCTGTAGAAGCCACTTGCTTCATTTGGGCTGGTGTGTTATCTGTATCAACACTTGTTTTTGTCTTAGAATCAGTTAATGTATTGTATCCTAGGGCAGTAATCATTCCCACCACATTCTTGTTGGTGGCTAAGCTCTTATCAAGGAGATCCTGATCAAATGTCTCGCCTAAGAAGTAGTTAACTTCGGTGGCAGACGGGTAGAAGTCGCCCGAAGTAGCCAGTTGGGGGTTTGTGTTAAGCTTCTTGCGAATGTAGTTCTCGGAAGAGTCGTTAAGGTCGAACTTAATTTTCTTGCTGACTCCGGAGGCAGAATAAATAAGAGTGAAAAGACCTGTTGTAGAATCAGCCTTAATTAAAGTGTTGATTCCTTGAACGCCAGCTGTTCCTTCGGCGCCTGGATCACTCCCGATGCCGGAGCCTGTTCCGTATAAGCTACCCGACAGTAAAGGAACACCCTGCTGTGTATAGATAATAGCTGCAAGAGAGGCTGTTGCAGCCGCTCCAGAAATGATGCCGCGAGCGGCGCCGCCGCCGGAGGTCTGGGCCGCTGATGCGGATGGGAAGACCCAGAGTCCCCATGCTCCACCAGTTGTACCCATAGCAGCTGTTGGTCCAGCATTCGTGGTGGCCCAACCTGCAGCGGCTGCGCCGCCGGCAGTTCGACCTGCATCAGTTTGTTGTCCGAGAAGTCGCACGTAAGTAATAGGTGCGACGTTAGAGCGGAGGAAAGCCTTGGCAGCGTAGCCACCATACATAGGGGAAGTATAGTTGCCTTCGCGGTAAATATCGCTATTTCCGCCGCCGGCTACAGTGTCTCCGAACATCTCAACAAATTTTGAGTATGATTCCACCTTAACGGGGGTCATTGCTAGGCCGCGGCGTGCGCGTCCAACGACAACTGGTCCAATCTCTGGAGCAGTTCTTGGTATAAAGGAGTTATCAATCTCATTGATGAAAACTCCAGGAGATACAAATTTAAAATTCTTTACCGACATCTTTTTGGTCCCTTCCTCTCTTTTAAAGTAATTTGAGTATGATTGTCAATCATCTGTAAATAGTATTTTCAACCTCAAAAGTCTTGAAGAGAATCAATAAATTCTATTTTACTTCCTGAACTACTTCTCAAAAAAGCCATCATTGCCGGGAACAGGTGCAACTTCGCGTGGAAATGTAACCTCGACGGTGTTTTCATCGACTCTTACAATAGGTCGGTCATCGTTCACCCCTTCCCCGATCAGGTAACCTAAAACCCGAATTCCAATCTCTGTGGTGTACATGCGCATTTCTTCTTGCAGATCATCCACGTTATTGGTTTGTGCAAAGTCTTGATTGATAAAAGCTTCGTATAAATGTCCATTTCTTTTCAAAGTAAAAGCATTAATTTGACCTGTTCTCGCAATAAAAGGGGCTACCAGGCTGTTCATCTGTTCCTGATATTCAGATTTCAAGATAATCTTATATTCTAGGTTAACATAAACCGGGATCGGAATGGATAAAGACTGAATTACCACCTTACTATTCACGCGGGGGTAATAAGCCTGCTCGGGATCCCCCACTATTTTTCTCATGCTAGCTGCAACGGCAAAGTTTCGCGTTTTATCTTGTACAATCTTCTTTGCAATAACAATGCGTCCAGTTCTGCCATCTTTATTGTGAGAATATAGATTTGCTTGAAACGATCCTTTTCGAGTAGGATCTTT